TGCTTTCATTGTTGCTCAGTCTCCAATTACGTAGGGAATGTTGGCAGACCTGTGATCGTCATTGACACAGTCGCCTTGATGCCGTCATCCATCGCGACGGTGTGCCCAAACTCCATGCCAGACGAGGTGAATGCGGTCACCTTTGCATCGGTGTATAGAATATTGTGAACAATAGTCACAGGTACTGTGATGCTGTCCGTGTAAAACTGATGTCCAGCCAGCGACGGGTCAAAGAACATTTCAATGTCACATGTGCCTGCGGTTGCGTATCCTGTCAGCGGCATTTCTTTGCCTACAGCACTATCCAATGAAGTCCCCTCGAAGGTTTCGCTGGCAAACCCGGACGTGCTAATAGAATTGACTTGCGCAACAGCCGTCAACATGGCGCTGATTGTGCTTTTGAAAATCGTGCCCTTACCTGCGAGCTTTGCCATTGCTATTTCTCTTTCATAATCACGGCATGATCGCCGTTTGTCAGATCGATTATCCCTGATACAACCAAGTATCCATGTGGAGGATCATCGACGATCAGTTCGCTCCGTGTTTTTATTGTCACACGTTTTCGTTTTGCTATCAATCGTTCTGGTGGACCTATCTCAGTTAGGTTCCACAAATGAAGCTGTTTGTCGTAGTCTACCTTTAGGAGCATTAAACCGCCTGATAGAAAATATCTACATCGAGCGATACTAAGTGATACCCTCCATCAGATCCGTCCGCTGGCGGCTCATAGCTTCCCATTTCACCATTCATCATTACAGCGGCGATCGTAAACGTGCCTGCTGTCCCTGCATAATCGTCAATGAACACCCTGACAGCATTTCCGAGCGATTCAGCTTGAACTGAAATCGCTGATACACAAGCTATTATAAACCCCATTCGACGCAGAGATCCGGTGGCATCGAGTGAGTTAAACTCATCTGTGTCCTGCTGATCGATAACAATATACGGAAGGACAGCTTTCTGAGGTGCCTTCGAGATGTAGACTCTCGTCGATACGATCGCTGAAATCGTCGCCTCCGCTCGCAGTAACGCTACAAGTCCTGCTCTCATGGGCGTACCGCCTCGCGTCTAATCTTCGTCCAGAGCCGTGTTCGGATTCTATTGTACGCTAACCCTCGTGTTGCAGCCCATGCCTGCTGCACAATATCCAGTCGACGCATTCGTCCCGTGTGGACCCCGCCCCGAGTAAAGCGATCTCCAGTCCCTGCCATATACCAATGAAGACTTGCTGCGCCGGTTCCTACGCCAGGCCTCGATCTGCCATTACCTGAAAGTCCTCGTGGATCCTGCCGTCTTTGCCCCACCTTGCTTCCGGCTTTTCCGAACACAGTCCCTCTAGGCCCATTCGACCTTCCCCCACGCGATACACCAGCACGAGATCCAACAGCCGCCTTTGTTTCCCTGTAGTCACTTTCGCTCTCCGCCTCGCTGGGAGTGTATGCTGGAATTCTTCTTTTAATTGCCGTAGAAACGATTCTCATTCCGCTACGTGTTGACTCGGTCATTATTCTGTTCTGATTCCGCTGCAACCTAGCCACTTTCTTTATCAATTGCTTGACAAGAGCTTTTTCCCAAACAAATTGTATTGTCGCTCCGAAACTCATTATTGAACCGCCCGTCGTGTCTGGATTTCTACTTCTTTGTGTGCTAAATCAATATCGATTACGCTCACAATTTCGTAAGTATCACCCTCACACACTAAACGCATATCTGGCGTTGCTGAAGCCATCATTGAACTCCACGTTGCATACCAAACGTGGGTCACGGTCGCATTCGTTTGCTGGACCTTCCAAAACTCGGTGCCACCCTTGCTAATGACTGCACACCATGCTCTCAGGTACGTTGACCAGTTAGCGTTCGCTGACACATCAACCTGACCGTGTGCGTCGTCGGTCCCCAACAGTCTTTCGATTGTTGCAGCCTTGTTATATAGCCGATGCTTGCATTTAACAGCCATCACATCACCTTGTGGTATCCGGTCCACTGCAATGAACTGACGAGCCGCTTGTAGGTCGCTTCGTTGCCGTCGCAGCCACTCCACATCAACTTCACGTATTCAACCATCGCAAGCTTAGCGGCAGGAGGAACGCTAGCTGCCGTTGCCCCATAGCCCGCAACAAATGTGATTGCCACTGCGTTCGGAGTGTTGTCTTCCGTGTATTCCCACTGCTCATTTGTCTTGAGGACAATTCGTGGAGGAGTGCTGATTATGTCTGTCGCGTAACGTGAGGACGCAAATGTCTGACTGGTTGAATTTTGGTCCGTGTAAACAATACTGGTGATGCTGATGATTGGTGCTAACCGCAACTCAATCTCACGCACCCATCGGAACCAGTCCATGTATCCGACAACAGTCTGAGTGATCAATCTCCGATACGTATCGGCTTCAACCTGCTTTCGAGCCTGCGTAAGAAGGAGCCGAATCTCTGCGTCGAATTCGCAAGTCGATCCCAACCGCATCCGGTCTTTCAGTTCCTCTAGCGTGATCGGTTCGATTGCCGGTTCTGAAGTTGTTTTGAAGGTTCGGATAAGGGCTTTTGTGTCGCTTTCGTAAGTGTTGGCAGATTTGTACTGGAACACCATACAGCACTCCCGTTCGCTACCAGCGTAGCCATGATTCCAAAGGCAAATGTAGAAATGCGACTGCCCTTCGCGTGACCGTTCCACCCGCGAATAAGCTCTATTGATTGCATGTTTTCTGGCATCATTTCACGTTCGAATCCCGCCATTGCTGGACGTACATGTGTTCTGGCTTCATATCGTCATTGAATTGTACAACAGTCTCTTCCATGTGCCCAATAGAAACCTGCGGAGCGACATAAATATTCTTTCCAGCCAGTCTCCACTGATGCCAAAAGAAGATGTCGTCATCCATCCGCTCGTCTCCCCACTCGCCGTTCTCGTCTGGTTTTGAGACAAACCACGGCTTTGGGACTTCTCGCAGAGCATCAACACGAAACAAGGTCAGGCCGAAGTGCGCTGTTGTGACCTTGAAAGGAGCGTTACTCACCTCTACTGTCAGCCCACCATCGACGTTTCCAGTCGTTAAGAGCGGATATTCGCATCCACGCCGGCACTGCAACGCAGCCAGAGCGTCAATATGAGGATTACTTGCCAGCGTATCCATCAATAGGCTGAGTTGCTCAGCGGTGAACAGAGAATCCGAATCGATCGAAAGGATCCAATCGATCCCGTCATTAACAGCCTTTGTGAACATGCGTTGCATGCACTGACCCCAAAACACCCCCTGCGATGTCGTGAGTTCGATCTTTAACTGCCGAAGCGCTAGCTCGATCAGTGACCGGCAAACCACTGATTCGTATCGTGGAAGCGTCAGGTAAGCCCCAAGCTGAATAGTTGCTGTTGTCGGTTTCTTAGGCTCTGGATCAGCTTCCTTGATACCTTCAAGATTGAGTGAAATTGGCAACGCTGCCGAATCAGTATTCGGAGACTGCCATTCTTTGATCTGCCGAATGCCGCACTGATTCATCAAGCCAGCGAGCCTATTGTGGTCATAGGCTGACTTATGGATGTCGTCAGCGTGCATCTGCCCGCCCATTAAGTAAAACAGACGCTTCCCTGAAGTGTCATTCAGAACCTTATCGACATCCGGAACGCTGATTCGGATTCTTCCACCTGGCTTCAGGACTCTAGCCCACTCATCCATCGCCTGAGAGGCTTCACCAAAGGTGAAATGCTCGAGGATGTGCGATGCTCTGATCTCATCGATAGACCCGTCTTCGTAGGGTAGCGGATAGGCTTCACTGCCAAATTTCCGATCAATCGGCGTGAATCCCGGAATGACCGTTGGACCTGCCCCGATGTTCAACTTGATAGGTTCAGCAACGTCGCTCAATTCAATTCTCCGCTATCCACAAACAATGCGTTGCAGAATGTTTCTGCAACAAGTGTGTAACCCTTTGATTCACCTAAATATCTGATCGCATCCATTCCGGCTTGACCTTCTCCGTACCGTTCCGGAGGTGGCTCGGATGGTGATCTCGTGCTGATTTCAACAAGCATGATTCTCGGGAGCACGTCTTGCAAGTCGTTCCACATCCAGAAATCCTGACCGTCAATGTCGATGATTCCAAGGTCTGGTTGTAGATTGATATTTGTTTCGCGAAGCACAGCATCGAGATCAACACAAGTCCGATGAATACAAGTTGACTGAGATCCATAATCAGCCTTGAGTTTTTCGTATAGCTTCTCGTTCGCTTCAATTAAAACTGCGTCCCACCCCTTCTCCCTGAGAACAAGAGTGTTACTGAAGAAACTACCGTCAGATGCTCCGATTTCAAAGCAGTGACGGTTAGTTTCCCCAATCTTTTTTAGGCATGCTTCAATCAGTCCGTCTTCACCGAATTGTGTGTACACGTTAAAGGCTTTGTCTTTAAGCCACGCAACATGCGGTGTGTACCGAACTGATTGATGCTGCCCCATTATTTACACGAACCTTGTCACGCCGTTTGTGGATGTAACACCAGTTGTTCCAGCAGGCGAAACCTTGACGCGAGACAGAATCGCTTCTGCAGACGCCGTGAAGTTGTCGTTTGTCGCTGTCGCTGAACTGATCGAGATTCGAAGGTAACGCTTTCGGCCTCGAAGGTCAACACCATAGACGATCGGCTTAGCCGCAATAGCATCGCCTGTGATGTTCGCTGTTACCGTTGCGAAGTTGCTCGCAGTGGTATCATCGGACTCAAGCAACTGGATCGTCGGGCCAACAGCGTTCGTGTTGGCTTCGCTGCTGATATTGACGATGATCGTGGCGTAGTCCGCACCGTTCGTGTCAAGGTTTGCAGTGGCTGTTGCGTTGTTGGTGACTGCCCGTGAGGCAATCAACTGACTGTGGATGATTGAGCGAAAAGGAAGCATATGATCGGGCTCCTTAGAGCATGGATTTCAGAGAAGAACAGGGAGGCACTCGCCCCCCTGCGTCAATTCAAGCTGGCACTAGCTGCCTGTTGACAATGCGACGATCGGACCAGCGACAGTGTCTGAACCAATCGAGTGGACGTTGATGTCCATTCGCTGAGACGACTTGACCGCGATCAGGTCGTATTCAAACAGGTTTGTGCCGCCAATCGTGGCATCCTTAGAAAACTCCAGAGTCTGCCTTCGACGATCACCGAATGAGCAGCCAAGAGAGAAGTTTCCGAGGAACACAGCGATCGTGCTGGTTGCCGTAGCCGTCCCCATGACCTGTGAAAACATCACAGGAATACCTTGGAACATTGGCATCCGGAACCCGTTCTGCAGTTCCGTTCCAGTGATTCCGCCCGCTGCGTTAAGCAGTGGGACCATCACCTGGTAGTAGTACTGAC